ACGCCCGCGTTTCGTGCGCCCGGCGCCGATCTGGAAGAGACGAAGCTCGACATGGAGGAGCACGAGATTCTTCAACTCCTCGGTTCGTACTTCGACGAAGCCGAAAACGCCCGGGAGACGGGCTTGAACCCACGTCACGAGGTCTGGGAGCAGAATCTACACGGATTCTGGATGCGGAAGGATTTCGGCGACAAGATGGATTGGCAGTCGCGCGAGGTTTCGTCGGCGATTCCCAATTTCGTCGAGCGTTTCGCTGCCAATCACCGTCAAGCACTCACTCAGAGTCGCGATTGGGCGCGCGTTCAGGATTTGGACGACCCGCACGGCAAGCTCACGAGTTTCGCAACGAAGCTGACACGGTTAGCACTCGATTTCTCGGGCACGAATTCATCCGGGCAACCGATTCCGTTCGAATATCTGTTTGGCAACATCGTGTTGACCGGCGCGCTCATGTCGATGACGTGTGCCGTCACCTGGGACCCGAGAACGGGTCGCGTAGTGACAGAGCAAGTCGACCCGCGCCAGTGTTATTGGGACCCGACGGGACGCGGACTCTACCGGGTTCGATTCTGGGATGTCGACAAAGAGACGTTGCTGAGGATGGCCGACTTGGAGGACGATGCCGGTGAGGCGCTCTTCGATCGAGAGGCGATACAAGAACTCGTTGCGAGTGAAAGTTCGGAGATCATCGAGAACAAGGAGGTGTCGTCGGGTCAGGGCCATTCTTCGCACTCGGCGCGGACGCCGATCATCCTGAAGGAGTGGCTTGTCGACCTGATCGACCGCGACGGAGGCGACATCGGATCGCATAAGGTGCGCGAGCGGCAGTTGATCGTCACCGCGAACGATGGTCGGATCATCCGGGGTCCGGAGCCGAATCCGTGGTGGCACGGTAAGGACTGGATCGTCAATCACCCTGTTTTGCAAGCGCCACTGGCGGCTGTAGATGGCCGGACCTACGTTGAACTGTTCCGGCATCAGGTGGCGACACACGAGAACGTGACCAATCGGATCATCGATAACCTGTCGATGAACATGAATGCGTTCGAAGTGAATCCGGACTTGCTCGACAACCCGGAATCGATCGAATTCGGGATCGCACCGAACCAGACGATCCTTCGTGCCGATGATGCGCCGCCCAACGAGCGGGCCGTTCAGTCGATCGACATGGGCAAGGGCGTAACGCCCGACATGATCAACATCTGGCAGGGACTCCGGCAGGAGATGCAGGAGGCGGCGGCGCAGTCGGACTTGTCGCTCGGGCAGCCGGTCGCGTCGGGTCAGACGACGGCGACGGAGGTTGCCGAGGCGAGCAAGGGCCAGTCGGCACTGAACAACTCGATTTCGATGGACATGGACCTCGGGTTCCTGACGCCGATCTCGGAACTGGTCTACTACACGGCGCTTCAGCATGTGACCGAGGCGGCACCCGCAATCTGGAACGGACTCACACCCGATGAGCAGGCCATGCTGACCGCTCGGCGCGATGAATTCCGGTCTCGCGCGGTGGTCGTCAAGGCGCAGGGACTCACGACTGCGGTCGAGAAGGGCAAGCGAATTCGGGGTCTAATGGGTGCTTTGAACGTGATTGGCGGCAATCCGCTGCTGATTCAGGCATTCCAGCAGAGCTACTCGATCGATCGGTTGGTAGCACTCGTGCTCGAGGACTTCGGCGTGCCCATGGACCGGATCGAATTGAACGAGCAGGAGAAGTTGCGCCAGATCGAGGCGAAGGCGAAGCAGGACTTTGCGAACTCGTTGGGTGGGGGACCGGGCGGGCCGGGGGGTCCGACCGCACAGAATCAGGGCGGGACTGATCCGCTCGCACCGGGCGTCGCCGAAGGGCTGCCGGGGGGGATCGTATGAGCGCGCCGGAAGACGACTATCGGAAACGGGATCTGGGGGCGCATTCCGCGCTTGCGCGCGAGGCGCTCGAGTTGTCGGTCTGGGGCCGGGCAGTGCAGGTCATCCAGGCGGCTGAGACGCTTCACGCCGACGGGAAATTGACCCAGGAGATGTCTCATTCCTTCCTGATCTCCCTGTTGGAGCAGCGCAAGGTGTTGGAACAGCTCAAGGTTCAGATCGGCGAGGGCGTCCGCGCGGCGCGTCGGATCGACGGCGAGATCACAAAAGCGGCCGAAAAAGAGGCCGAAGCCGTCCGCGTCCGGACCCACGGACTGAACCGCTTCACCCGTTCGAAGGTGTCAAACTGATTCTTGACTTGACAGGTCAAGATCTTAGGGCCTACTTTCGCGTCGAAACCTGAATGTGACATCAACTTCAGGTGAGGGAGAGCGCGATTGCCGTTCCATGCTGAAGTCGGCTTCGGGAACCCGGAAGAGGACGACGACGATGAAGTCGGACTCGACGCTGCCTCGTCTCCGACGCTCGAAGAATTGCAGGCTCAGTTGATTGCCTCCGAGGAGCGGGCTCAACGGGCCGAGCAAGCGCAGCTTCGCGAGCAGAACAGACTCGACGAGCTACTTCGCGGCCGTTCGCAGCCGACCAAGACCGAACGCGCTCCGCTGGGCGCAATGCCCGATCCGGCCGAAGACCCGCAAGGTCATCAGAAGTGGATCATGGAAGCGCAAGCTCGCCAGACCGAAGAATTCGAGACGCGACTCGCCAAGCAGCGTCAGGAATTCGAGAGCCGGATCGACGCCGAAACCAGTAGCGCGCGTCTCTGGGCCACCTTCGAACGAAAATATCCGACCTACGCCGCGCGCACCGAACTTGCCGGCGCCGCGTATCGCAGTCTGAACTCGAGCGGATCGATGCCGTCCGATCACGGAAAGATCGTCGAAGCCGTCAAGGCCGAGATGGATCGCATGGTCGGCGCCCCGCTCGACAGTCTTTCAAAGCCTGCGGCGCGCACCGCTGGAGTTTCCGCCGGGACACGCCCGGCACCTGTGAAGTCAAAACCGACGGAAACGGACGGGACGAGTGGTGGAATGCACGACTCGGTCTCCAAGTGGAAAGCGGACCACGGGCTTTTGTAAAGCCCGGAGGAGTGAGCAATGTCTTGGAGTGCTGATGCCGCGAGTGGTGTTTACAGGAACCACGCCCTTTCCGGAAAGATCCGTGACGCCGCCGTCGCGCAAAGTCAGTTCATGGGTTTCGCGGACACCGAGCCGAACTTCGGCAAGGGCCGAGGCGATACGGTCACGATCACTCGGGTCCACAACCTGCCGCTTGCGAGTACGGTCGATGAAATGACCGAACTCCCGTCCGGCCGACCGCTCGTCGACACCAAGTCGGTCACGGTCGAAGAGTGGGGCTACAAGGTCAAGCTCACCGATTTCGAAGTGAATCTCACACACTTCGATCTGAAGAACAAGATTCAGAGGGCGCTACGCGATCAGCTCCGGCTCACCATGGACAAGATGTCAGCCGACGCGCTCAAGACGACCCCCTACAAGGTGGGTGCGACCTCAGCGACCGCGATCGTCGAAGACACGGACGGCACGATGTCGACCACCACCACGGTCAACCTGAATGTGCTGCATGTGCAGCTCATGCGGGACATCATGATGGGCACGCTCAAGGTTCCGGGCTTCGGCGACGGGTCCTACGTGTTGATCGGGTCGACGAAGGCCATCCGTGGCATCAAGAGCGACTCGAACTATCAGACGTGGCACAGCGGGACGACGAGTCGCCCGTTCGTGACCGGCGAGATCCCGAACATCGAGAATGTGCGGATCATCGAGTCGAACCACTTCAGCGCACTCAGCAACTCGATCGGATCGGGTGGCGTCACGGGCGAAGCGGTGATGTTCGGTGCCGATGCCTTCTTCCAAGCGACGGCTCAGGAGCCCGAGTTGCGGCGCGGTCTCGCGACCGACCTCGGCCGGTTCTTCGATGTGGGTTGGGTCGGAACGACTCAGGCCGGATTGACGTGGGACAGCGCCTCGACGGTGCGTGCCCTCCACTGGACTTCTCTCTAAGGAAAGATAGGAGGGGCATAAGATGCCTTCTGCTCCGGCTTCTCAGACGATCGAAATGGGCGCGCTTGTCGTATCGGGCGCAAATACAGTCTCGTGGTATCCGCACACGCCGACTCGCATCCTGCGGTTCGGTGGGACGGCGACCACGGCACTCACGGTGGCGTCTTCGGTCCTGACCGGCAACATCGTGCAGACCGACGGAACGGCCGTTTCGCCGACGGGTGCAGCCGCACTCGGGACGGCGACATGGACGGTTGCGGCGGGCGCGCTGAACGAGACGTTCTACCACAACGTGCAGAAGAACGAGGGCGACCGGATCGTCTATCCGGGTGAGCGCGTGGACATCGTGTCCGACGGCGGATCGACGGCGGGCGCCGCGCGCATCTTCCTCGAAGTGGAGCCGCTCGGCTACGCGGACGTGGACATGCGGTCTCATGTGGCAAGCCACCCCGGCTCGACCGATCTGGCGACGGCACTGGCGGGCGCGACGGAGTTCGACTCGTGAAAAAATGGTCCGAGTTCTGGGGGTACACGCCGGCACCGATTGACCTCGATGCAGGCTTGACCCGACGCGGCGGCGCAGTCTCGATGTACAAGAACCTCCCCGGTCTGTACGTCGATGATCTGGGCAACGAGGTCAAGGACGAGGAAGCGGCAGCGGTCGGTTTCAATCTGGAAGCCGATCGCCGTCGCGCCCAGAAGATGCGCGAGCTGATGGACGTTCAATCGGAAGTGATCCGAAAGCACGAACAGATCGAAGCGGACGCCCCGCCGCCGCCCGAGCCGAAATCGGCCGAGGTGGTCGTCGAGGACGCGCGTGTCGACATCGTGTCCCGGAACAGTGGGGGCGAGCCGCGCGAGACTCGAGACTTCCGAATGGATCACATGGGCGGGCCTCGGTGGAGAGTCATCAAGAAGTCGGATAAGTCCGTCGTCGCTTTCGAGATCAACAAGGAAGAGGCGACTCAGTTCATGTTCGATTCGCAGAGAGAGACGGATTCTCTCATGGCCCGATAATGAGCAGACGAAGGCGGCGCCCTGGAACGCGGTAAGCGATCGAGTAAAGCGTTCTGCGCCTGACGGGAAACGCTGATGGCAACGCTCGCTCAGATCAAGGCCGAAGTTCTCCGAATCGTCGAAGACGACATCACTGAACTGTCGGATGCCATTACGACCCACGTTCAGCGCGCGCAGCGAAGCATCGAATACCGCTGCGAATTCCACATCCAAGACGCGACCACGACGCTTCAGGTCATTCCGACGACCTTGCTCTACGCGAAGCCTTCCGATTTTATCGCGATGCGTCAGGCCCCGTACTACAACCGATCCGTATCGGTAGCCGGCGAAGTCGACGGCGTGTCGGTCGATCGTGTCATGCTGCGCGAGGTCGCGGAGTTCCAGCAATTCGGGAACCTCGCCGAGAACGATCCACCGAAGTATTGGCAGGACGTAGAAGACACCTCGTGGGAGTTCTGGCCGCGTGGCGACACGCTCGGTCCGTCCGCGACGACGACCGGGGCCTACGAAGTGGTCATGCCGTACTTCAAGACGCTCTCGACACTTTCGGTCGATGGTGACTCGAACTGGTGGTCCGACAATCTCGACGACGTGTTGGCGTGGCGCGCAGCGGCGTTCCTGCTTGCTGAAATGCGCGACCCTCTTGCGAAATTCTGGGACAACCAAGCCGTCGGGAGGTTGCGCGAATTCCGCTCTCAGTACCGCAGGAACTTGTGGCGTCAGCGTGAGACTCGAATCACTCCGCGCGAAAGTCTGAGCGGAAACACGAACAACCTCTACCCGCGTCGCCGTATCATCGCGCGC